CTGACAGAGATGCTTTCTATCCAAAAAAACCGTTTAGTAGCTGGTCATTAAATGAAGATACTTGTCTTTGGGAAGCACCTACTCCATATCCAACAGACGGTAAAATCTACAATTGGAATGAAGATACATTATCTTGGGACGAAGTAGTCATTCCTGAGTGATTATAAATATACTAGAAAACTAGTTTTTAGGATATAAAATGGCTACCAAAATTTACGTTTCCCAGATAGATACTGCTAATACTACCGGTGGACAATCGCCTACCGGTTCTCTTTTAGTTATTGGCTCAAATGGTCCATACTGGTCAAATGCTTCTCTAGAAAGTATTACTGGTATTAATCTTGCAGAAATTGTAGGATATACAGGATCTGTTGGATTTAAAGGTTCTGCAGGAGATGTAGGCTATTTTGGTTCTACTGGTTATACAGGTTCAGTAGGTGTAGACGGCCCAGTAGGTACTACTGGTTATACAGGTTCAATAGGTGATACAGGTTATTTTGGTTCTACCGGCTATACAGGATCAGTTGGTGATACTGGATACAAAGGATCAGAAGGTTATCGTGGTTCAGAAGGGTATAGAGGTTCTGTTGGTGTACAAGGTTCTGTTGGATTTAGAGGTTCAATAGGCGCTACAGGGTTCCAAGGTTCAGCTGGTGAACTAGGTAGTACTACACCGTTTGCCTTCACATCTCTAACAGACGTTAGTCCTCAAAATTATACAGGTAAAGCTGGTCATTTTATTAGAGTTAACTCAACTGCAAATGGTCTAGTATTTGATAGTAATACATACGTTACAAATAGTTTTGGTACTAGTGTTAACTTTAGCGGTAACACAGTTATAGCACCATTATTTAAGAGTTATAGTGAAACTGTAAAAGCAAAAGGTAGTGCTAACTCATCTACTTCTAATACAGTTACAATTGAATTTAATGATGGTAACGTACAAACACTCACACTTAATGCAGCATCTATTGCAGTAGTATTAAGTACTGCAGGGTTATCTTCAGATAAATTACATACTTTAACATTGTTTGTAAAACAAGATGCAACCGGTGGAAGAACTATTGACTGGTCTAATCAGACTATTTACTGGCCAAGAGGTGAAGGTATCTACTCACCAGAAGGACCAACATTAACAGCTAACGCTAATTATACTGATGTTGTTTCTCTATCTACACTTAATGCTGGTTCTACTTGGTTCGGGGTTATGGCTGCTAAAGGCTTCCCTACAACATAATAAGGGATCTATAATATGCCTTTAGGTAGTTTTTTAAGAACAGATGGTCAAACTAATGCTGCTAGAAGCGGTAATACTTATGTACCGTACAATGCAGTTCTATTCTTTTACGGTAAAAAAGAAGATTTTAAAAATACACCATCTGGCACTCTAAATTATGATCATTATAGAGAATATTCAGACATCTACTATCCTGTATCTGACTTCTATGATGCAAACAACAAACTTACTACATTAAAAAGCAACCCGCTTATAAGCTGTGTTAGTTTAGATAGTGATTGGCAGAGTAATACTGGTGTATGTAGAGCTTCCTTTACTAATCTTCCTAATACTGGTGCTACTCTTTTTAATACTTTCTCTCATAGTCCTAGCACTCTAGTAAGAACAACTATCTATAATTCTACAGGTACACTACCAGGTGAACCTCAATCAGCAGTAACATATAGAGATCAATTTGGTGAAAATATTCACGATCACTCTGTAGTTAAGATTGCAGATAACTTAAGATCTATTGCTTACGGTGAGGAAGATTATCTAGGTAAAATACAGGGTATTAATGCTATCGCAGTCAACCCAATTATACGCGATCCATTAATGACAACTACTGTTACAACCTACAATGATACTAAATTATATTACCTACCTAAAGACGTTATAGTATTTGCAAATAATTTATCAGATACACATTTTACTAGAAATGATAGTAAACATATCTATTCTGCAAACGGTAAAATACTACCTCTTATTGCAACCAGTAATGATCAAGGTATTTTAAACATAGCAAATACCTTAACATTCTCAATGCTTTCTAATACAGTTCTTGCACACAATCATGATTCAGTACCTGTAATAAATAAGAAAAAATCTACAAAGACAAATCAAAAAGGTTATTTGTTAATTGAAGCAGGTATTCATAACCACGTTGTTAATTATACTGCAAACGTTGCATTAAGATCAAAAATATTAAAAGCATGGATTACAAAAAGCGATCAAACACCTATTTCTAATGGTATTATTATTGCTTATTCTATAGGTCCAAGCACTCTCTATCCAGGTGTATATTCTAATTCTACAGCATTACCAGCATATTGGCATTTCTGTGACGGTAATAATGAAACGCCAGATTTAAGAGGCTATTTCATCTATGCTAATTTTGACACTGCTAATACGTATCATGATGTTGTTTACAATTCTTCTAATACTATGGTTCTTACTTCTATTAATATGGAAGCAAACGGCAATCATTCCCATCTTAATCCGGTTATAGGGTTTGATACTGGAGTTGGTACTAATTTAGATATAGGAAGCCATACATATGAAAATGAACTAGATCATGTGCATACTATATCTACTGCTAATACTTTTAAATTAGCACCATCAGATACTGCTAACGTAATTAACATAAATGTTACTACATCTAACACGTATACATACGTGCCTCCTAGAGTAGATTTGGCATTTATAATGTATAATGAAAACATACCTTAAGGAGTATAATATGCTTACAGAAGAACAAATTAAACACGGTTATCCAAGTTCTAAACCAGAGATTGTTAAAGCACTTGCTGGAAGTCTAGATGCATTTGCGGAAAAGTATGAAATTAATACTCCTCTCCGTCTTGCACACTTCCTTGCACAGACTGCTCACGAGTCTGGTGGTTTCAGAGCAATCGTAGAAAATCTTAACTATTCAGCTGAAAGTCTTGATAAAGTATTTCCAAAGTACTTTAAGAATGCAGGTCGTTCAGCAGCCGAATATGCACGTCAACCAGAAAAGATTGCTAACGTTGTTTATGCATCTCGTATGGGTAATGGTGATACTGCATCAGGTGATGGTTTCCGTTATCGTGGTCGTGGTCTAATTCAGCTTACAGGAAAAAATAACTATTCTGCAATGGCAAAAGATATGGGTATCACTGTAGAAGAATGTGCACTCTATCTTGAGACACCAGAAGGTGCTTGTGAATCAGCAGCATGGTTTTGGCATAAAAACGGTCTTAATGCATTAGCAGATAAAGACGATGTTACTGCAGTAACTAAGAAGATTAACGGTGGTACTATCGGTCTTGAAGATCGTAAAAAGCATACTGAAGAATTTAAAAGCCTTCTAGGTGCGTAATGGCAAAAATAGCCACACTTGGTGATTTTAGCAGTCACGGTGGAACTATAATATCATCGGCTTCTTTAACACAAGCCGATGATCCCACTAATGCTGATCTTATAGCAAGAGTGGGTGATTTACATTCTTGTCCTATTCCAGGACATGGTGTAACACCTATAGTAAACGGATCAGGCAATTTTAAAACAGAAGGTAAAGTTACTGCAGTAGTTGGTAGTATTTGTGGTTGTGGTGCAGTTATTATACAAGGATCAGGTAGTTCAGACGCACCGTTAGAATCTCCTGTAGGTGCCGGAACATTTGGCGGTGCATTAGTTTTAGGTGGTCCTGCAATTCCTGCAGAGAACACTTTTATAATGGGGTAAGAAATGGGAAAAACATATTTACAAGGTGAACCGTTAACAGCAGCAGATCTTAATGCTTCATTATCTGAAGCAGTAAATACTAGTGGTTATTATGTTTTTGCTGGCATACCTGCTGCTACTGCAGAATATGGCTACCCTTTTTATACAGGTGAGCATGTACATAATGCCAAATTAACTGCTAATGGCGGGTTTGAAGTTAATACAAGTCCTTCAAACTTCTATTCTACTTCAAATTATTATAATAACATATCCGTAAAGAGTGGAAGTCTAACACTTGATACTGGTAATATTACAGTTTCTACAGGAAGTATTACAGCTACACAAGGTGGTATTACTGCATCTGCTGGTGCAGTTTCTGATAGTAAAGGCAATGTAAGAAAAGTGCCTGAAACTTTTACTACAACTCCATACACATTACAAGCATCTGATTCCGGTAAAGTAGTAAGAACAGTAAATCAACAAATAACAGTACCAGCAAACGTTTTTAATAATGGAGATACTGTTACTATTTTAAACTGGAGTGGTACACCTACTACTATAGTAAAAGGTGCAGGTCTGGCTACAATGTATTGGGCAGGAAATAATTTAGAAGGTAACAGAACTATAGGTTGGTTAGGTCTGTGTACTATTTTGTTTGTCGCTTCTAATGAATGTGTAATTGCAGGATCTGGTTTATCTTAATATGTCAATATATAATGTTTTTTTAGGTATAGGTGGTAAAAAATTAGTCAAATTAATTATATCTGCTGATACTAACAATTATAATGTTCTAACTGCAGCACAAGGCACAGGTCAATATGCAGCAGGTCGTTCTAAAGTTGAAGTTACTATTAATCCTGGAGTGATAGTAGGAAGCGGATCCGCTGCTAATCCTGCTATGACGGTATCTGGGTTTACTACCGGGGATGAAGTAAGTATTATTAATAACGGTAGAGTACAAGGTGCAGGCGGCGGTGGTGGTAATAGTGTATCTGGAGGAGGTAGTAACGCCGGAGGAGCTGGTGGAACTGCAATATCAGTTTCTTATGCTACTACTATCAATAATTCAAGTGGTAGAATTTATGGTGGAGGGGGCGGAGGCGGCGGCGGTAATGGCTTCAGCAACCCAAGTAATGGAACTATGAAATGGTTCCAACCAGGCAACAATGAGCAAAGAGGTGGCGGAGGCGGAGGAGCCGGTAGAGTTGTTGGTGGAGGTGGAGGTGGAAATCCAGCTGGATCTGCAGGTACACTAGATGCAGGTGGTGCCGCTTCTAATAGCGGAGGACCTGGAGGGGGACCTGGTGTTGCTGGAACTTCAGGTAGTGCTGCTGGCGGTGCTGCTGGTAGATATGTTGCAGGTAATGGTTTAGTTACATGGGGTGGTAATACCGGTGATCTTAGAGGTAATGTTTCCTAAACTATAAATATCTAAAAAGGATATTATATATGGCTATCGCAACTAGAGCAGACTTTAAAGAATATTGCCTAAGAAAATTAGGAAAACCAGTTATTGAGATCAACGTCGATGATGATCAAGTAGAAGATCGTATCGATGAAGCTCTAAAATATTACTGGGATTATCATTTTGATGGTACTGAGAAAGTATACTATAAACATCTAGTAACTGCAACTGATATCACCAATAAGTATATTACTTTACCGGAAAATATTATAGGTACAGTGAGAATATTTGATATTGGCAATTATATGTCAGTTAACAATATCTTTAATATTCGCTATCAGATAGCTCTTAACGATCTCTACACACTCACTTATCAGTCAATGGTTCCATACTATATGGCATTCCAGCATATTCAATTACTGGAACAGCTTTTAGTAGGTCAGCAACCAATTAGATTCAACAGACATACTAATAAACTCTACATCGATGTTGACTGGACTAAGATTGTAGAAGGTTATTATGTTCTGGTAGAAGCATATCAAGTAGTAGATCCTGATACTTATACTGATGTTTGGTCAGATAGATGGTTACAAAGATATGCTACCCAACTTATTAAGAAACAATGGGGTACCAATCTTACTAAGTTTAACGGTGTTCAGTTACCCGGTGGTGTGACGTTTAACGGTGAAAAGATCTATAACGATGCACATGAAGAGATTGATAAGCTAGAAGCAGAAATGATAAACAGCTACAGTTTACCTGTTGCAGATATGATAGGTTAACATGGCCACTAATTTTTATTTTAATAATTTTTCTTCTTCTGGTGAGCAGTCACTTATAGAAAATCTTATCATAGAATCTATTAAGATTCATGGTGTAGATAACTATTATATTCCTAGAAAAATTATTAATAGAGATAGTGCATTTAGAGAACAAGAATTTGCTGAATATGGTGAAGCAGTTCTAGTTGAAATGTATATTAAGAATGTTGATGGATTTGAAGGTGACG